CTTGCAAGAGAACGATTAAGAATTTTCATCTTCGCAGAGGTATCAGACTTTTCAGGACCAACATTATATTTTTTACGAAGTTGCTCCCCTCTACTTTCTGGTTTAGGTGGTTCTGCTTCTTTTTTACCACCACCAAAAAGCCTTTTTACGGCAGAGCGAAGTCCTTCATCAACTTCCTGAGGAGCATAAACCGCAGTATATGCTTCTTGAAGATTGCGATAGTCTTGTGCGTCCATTTTTACAAATACTTTTTAGTTATTTATAAAAAAAAAATCATCAAAAGAGAAAATTAGTTATTTTATAAATCTCCTTCTACACGATTTTCTGATTTATGAACAGAAAAAGTTCCCTCTGGATATCTTGAAGATAGTTTTTGATAATTGATTTCCATCAGTTCTTCAAATGTAGTATCAAGAGCAATACAAAGTTGAGACATATACCATAAAATATCTCCTGCCTCTTTTTTCATATGAAGAACATTATCTTCATTATATGGTTTTCCTTGTAGAAATATTTTTTTAATAATTTCTGCAAGTTCTCCTGCCTCAGCACTAACTCCAAGTGCCGCAGTCATAAGTCTTGAGACATCAACATCATATGTTACTTCAAGCTCAGTCAAACGAGAAAGAAGTGCAGCAAAATCACTACTTGCTGGACTTGTTGTTTCACGAACAAACTCAATGTATTTTTGAGAATTAATAACTTTATTTGTTTCTTCAGACATAGTAAATTTGTTACTTCCATCAGGAAGATTTTCTTTTTGAATATTAATCAAAACTTAAATCCCTCAAATGATTTTTTAGATTTCTTTTCTTCATTATTATACTCATCTTCTTTACCAGAGTCAAGTATATCATTTTGAGCATCTTGTTCTACATCATAAAGTCTCATTTTTGATCGATCAATACCAATCACAAATCGTTTGTATATTGTTAAATCATTAAATCGGTTCTTAAGTTGCTTCACCAAAATTTGTCCCAATCTCTCAAGTTCTTCTGTGCTAATAAGGGCAAACATAAAATCAGCAGTAGCAGGAAGACCAAAGGATTCAGAAGTATCAGTAAGTTCAACATCAGAGCTCCCATAACCACTACGAGTAGTTTGAGTAGCGGAAACAATTGGAACATTTGCCTCAACTGCGAGTCCTCGTAGTTCTTCAGCAATTGCTTTAATATAAGAATAGGAGTTAATTGATGAATTGCTCTTATACCTTGAGGAAGCACAAATATTAAGGTAGTCAATGAAAATAATATCAGGTTTAAATGATTTTTTAAGTGTAAGTTCATTTAGAAGTGATTTAAAATGATTAGAATGTGCAGATGCCGTCGGATATTCTTTAATAATAAGTGTCCCCTGTGTTTTTTTAGCAATACTATTAACTTTTGATTCAAACATTGACTTTGGCAATTCAGTCAATTGTTGAATGGGAATGTTTAGAAGATTCGCATCAATTCTTTCAGCAATACGTTCCTCTGCCATCTCAAGAGTAATATAGAGGACATTTTTTCCTTGCAATAAGACGGAGCTAGCAACGTGACACATGAATAGAGATTTTCCAGCACCAGTGCCAGCAAGAACGATATTGAGAGTCTTATTAGGTAAACCACCTTTTGTAATTTTGTTGAAGTAATCGAGATCAAATTCAATTTTTTCTTCCTTTCTATGATAAGACTCATAACGTTTTTCAAAATCTAACAGATAATCATGTCCAACATGAGTATCAAAAGATACGGCAAGAGCATCAGATAGAATCGTTGGTATACTATCTTTGTTTTTCTTTTCCTCTTTATCATCCGCAATATGTATAGATTCCATAAGTGCAAGATAAATTGCACGATCTCGACACCATTTTTCTGTAGTATCAACTAACCAGTCAAACTCTATAGGAACATTGTCAAGACACTCAATCAAATGTACAATCTGCTTGAAAGAATCTTCATTAATATCTCTACGTTTTTCAACTTCAATACAGAGAACTTCTTTTGTTGTAAGTTGATTATACTGTGTAACAAACTTAAGTATTTCTTCAAAAACTATTTTTTGATTTGAATCCTCAAAATATTCTCCTTTAATGAAAGGAATGACTTTACGAACATATTCTTCGTTATGAAGTAAATTGCGAAGAATTAAAAACTCAATTTTGTCCATGAGGCAAATCAAATACAAATGTTATTCTTGTCTCGTCACCAATATTCACGGCACCGTGTGGTAGTTTATTATTAAACCACAAAAGTGTTCCAGGTTCTACAATCACACTATCTGTTCCACAAAAGTACTGATATCTTCCAACAATAGAAAGATGATATCTATCTCTTGTTAGGTAATAAGTTCCTTCATCGATGTGAGCACCTACCATTTCATCAATCGGAAGTGATAAGAATCCACAACGTTGTAATTCTTTGTTACCAAAGTTTTTTCGAATAATCTTTCGAATTTCACTATGATGATAATATGCAGGAGTCTTAATATTAATTTCAGAGTCTCCAACAAAATCTTTTTTAGTTTTGACTCCACCCATTATAAGTTGTAATGCACTCACAGGCAAGTCATCAAATCCTCGATTAAGAAGAGATTCAACATCTTTGATATTTTTTTGATGATCCCAGTCTTGAGAATTTTGTTTAAGTTGTTGAATAACTTTTTTTACATTAATTTGAGTATTAATAATTTTAATACATTCACCCATAAGTAAATTCTTTTCGTGCAGTTTCATCCAGGGCCTGCATTATTTCAGCAGTAAAGTACTTTTCGGTATCTTTAAATATTTCCTTGGCATAAAGTTTTTTACCATTAATCTCATAACGTCCTGCAACATTTTTCCACATTCCACCAATCTCACCAAGTTCAAGTAATCCATAATACTTATCGAGACCGCGATCATCATAAAATAAACGAATCGAAACTTCTTTATTTTCTTTACTCAATCTTGATTTTTGTGTTTTGGCACGAATAATGTTTCCTACAACTTCGGTTCCATCTTTTTCTTTTGACTTTGAAAGGTATATGATTGTAGATGCAGCATACTGCAATCCAGATCCACCCGACATTTGCTTTCCACCATAAAGACTCATACTTTCATACGTGTGATTTGTCACTATCATTGGGATATTTGCCTGTCCCAATTTAAGTGTCAACATACGAAATGCACCCTTAATTAGTTGTGCCTTTGTCATATCACGAGTATCTTTCTCAGCAAGAGTATCTGTGATTTCTTTATTCGTAGAAAGCATTCCCAAAGAGTCCAATACAAATATACAAGGACTTCTTTCATTCTTTGGTTTTTTTAGATATATATCAACTGCCTTTAATGTTTTATTACGAAAATCTTCAATCGTAACTACATTGACAACCACCAGGCGAGTTGTGTCAACTCCCCGACTTTCCAAAAGGGATTTTGTGATTGCTGCTTCAGTATCAAAATACAAACAATATCCAGTAGGATTATTGATAAGGAAATTTTTAACGACGGCAAGACTAAAAAAAGTTTTTCCAGTAGAAGTTTCCCCCGCGATTGCAGTAATCTTGTTACCAGAAACACCACCAAAGATGCTACCAGATACAAGAGCGTTAAAAATGTAGCTACCAGTATCCACATACGTTTCAGTTTCATCAATCTCTGATGCCAATTGTGTATAATCATTACCAATCTCTTTTACTATGTCCTTAAGAAAATCCATCATATTACCATCCCATATTGTTCGCGTAAGATTTTTTTATAGGGTAATTCTTGCTCTTTGAGTTCTTTTACTAATTTCAGTTTTTGATATAAAGATGTATCATCATCAAAAGACAATGCAGTAATAATTGTATTTAGTTCTTTGTCAGTAATCGGTAAGTCCATTAGATAAAAAATGATTCCAAGTTAGTGGTATGTTCGATTTTCCATCCAATTACATCAAGAATTGATTTCAAAGGATCCAAAAATGCTTTTTCGAATTGTAATTCATAATTAATATATTTGTCAAGTTTAAGTTCTTTTGGAAACTCTGAAATAAATGAAATCACATTTTCATTTATTAAATTTGGTTTTTTAAGATAAATAAATTTAATTTTTTCACCATTTTTTATAATAGAATACTTATTTAAAAGTTTATTTTTTCTTATATAATGATTAAAAAGCAATGCACCACGAACGTGAATTGGTGTTCCTTTTGAATAAATTGAATTTTCTGAATAATATTTCTCAACATCAGATACTGTTCTTGGAAATGAGAGTTCTTCTGGAGAAAGAGTTTCAAACTCCTTTCTAGCATTTTCAATAAATTTAATTACAGAATCTTCATTGCTATTCATCATCAGTTTCAGAGCATTCTTAATCATTTTACGACAAGGTGCTGGTGTAGAAGATTTGACTGCCTCAATACCCATTATTTTAAGTTTAGGTTCCTCATAACGAACACCCTCAACATCCCAGGCATTTAGAATATATCTTTTTTTGGCAGTCCAAATTCCACGATCTGCAATAGTTTCTCGTTTCATTTGCATTTTTTGAGCATAGGCATTTACATATTCTGCCAGTTCTTCATAACAACTTTCAATATATTTTTCAAGTTCCACCTTACAGATCTTATCAAGGAACGAAACAATGCTCTCAGTAGTTTCCTTTCTTCCTTTGTATACAGTTTCAACCAGAGGACCCATATGAAGATAAATACTATCAGTATCGGAAGCAATAACATAGTCAATATCATTAGTTTTAAGAAGTTTATTTAAATATACATTCATTTTATTCTCAATCCAACGAATTGCAACCTGCCCCGACGTTGTAATTGCTTCGGCATTTGCTAACTTATAATAACGAAAGTATTCATTCCCCACACTTCCGTAGGCAGAATTAAGAGAAATCTTTTTTGACATCTGAATATTATTACACCTAGCAATCTCCTTTATAGTTTTTTCACGCAATGATTTTAATTCAGAATTAGACAATTCAGATAAGTTCACATTTCCACCCCTTTGCTTTACCTTTTGTAACTATTTTACCATTTTTACTACTGCTAACCCAAAGAGTAGAGTGTGGTAAATTATTTTCTTTACACCAATCTTCAAATCTATTAGTAATAATTTCTTCTCCTATTGGTGATGTTATTTTAAATGTTGATGATAAGCAATCTCTAATATAATCTTTATTTTCTTTCCAATAATTAGTTGACCATTCTTTCATAAATTCAGAATGCTCTGGTCTTTTTTTACCAGTATTAACTTCAACTGCTTTTTCTAAATTTTTTAAAGCAATCTGCTTATATTTTGAATTTGATTTTCTAATTTGCTTTCCTTTTTGAGAAACTAACATCCTAATTTCTTCAGATTTTCTCATAATGTTATTATCGCCCAAATTAATACCATTAGCATTCACATAGTTCCAACCACCTTTTCCACCAACATTCATATTATAGCAATCTTCTTTTTTATAATGCTCTGCAACTATTTTTTCTTCCTTTAAATACATTTCATTTTCCTCATCACAAAATTCAACAATTTCCCTATAAAAGTTTTCCTTTCCATATTTTTGTATTGACTTTTTTAAAGCAACGCCAGAACCCAAGTATCCATCATCAATATTTTCAGTAGAATGTGCTCCATAATAATATTTCCCATTCAAGGAGTTCGTTGTCTTGTATATGAAATGATACATTTAAAATAATAGTTTCCAATAGCACTATTTATACAATTCCCCTTCTCCTCATTTCAGATTCGATTTCTTCGAGTTTTTTCTTTTCTCCAATCATTTTCTTCTTATAAATGGTTCGATCTTTATAGATTTTTTCCATCAGTTCAGGAAGAAATCCACGAACATCTTTGCGGAACATAGCACCGTTTGCACAAACAGCATAATCCTTATAAGGTTCAAAATCAATCTCTCGATTTAGAATCTTATCAACAGTTACAGAAGGATGTCTTTGTTCAACCAAAGTTTCTGGGCTTATGTTGTATTGCATGATCAGGTGAGGATATAGGGAGTTAAGGTCGAAATTAACTACCCAATCATACATTCCAGATTTTGGTTCTTTTACATAAGCTCCTGCAAATTTATTACTTTTTGTGGATCTATCTTTTGGCGGAATTACTATATTTTTTTTATTTAAGTAATTAAAAATAATTGCATCCCAAGTT